CCGGTAATTCAGCCGCAGCCTTTTCAAATGATCCAAATATCTTTACTTCTTCTACAGCTTGATTATATTCATTTTCAAACCATATTAATGAATCTATAAGAGGTGAAAAATCGTCTGGACTAGCTGTTATTCGGTCATACCATTTCATTTATACACCAATGCTAATATTCGTCTTCGTTTTCTTCGTCTTCATCTTCTTTTAGAGCTTCAATGGCCTTATCTAAATAAGTATCTTCACCCTCTAGATCTACTGGATCTACATCCATTTCATACTCTGTGCATAAGCGCAGCAAAGATAAAGCAGCATCTTCCCTGCGGGATGCAGGGATTAAATCTCTAAAAGTGTCCCAAATTTCTAAAATTAGTTTACACTCGCTATTCATGATTATTCTTCTCCATTAAAATCTTCAGGAGTATCACTAATAACATTTTCTTCCTCAGAAAGTTGTTTAACTGCTTTTAAATCAAAAACCACTTTTGCTTGTAACTTATCCATTTGTGTATGAAATTCAGTCATAACTAAATCTAAGAATTCATTAGTAATACCTTTACGGAAATACTTATACTCTTTTCCATTTAAATCTGTGTATCTAAGTTTATTACCTTCTTTAACTAGAAGACCTTTGGCTTCAAACATGTCAAGCAGCCCTGAGTGGGCATCCATACCTGTTTCATAAGGTATTTTGAGTTCAACTTGTTCGAACGGCTTGTTAAATCTAGTTTTCATACATTTAACTTGTGCTCTAATACCTTGAACGGTAGTTGTTTTATTACCATCTTCGTCTTCTTTAAGTTTTAGTTTTCTCATAGCTAGAACAATAGAACTAGCATACAGAAAACCCGAACCCCCGCTGATTTTATCATCAGGATCGAACATGTCTTGAGACGCATATGTATGGTTTGTGACTACCATACCGATATCCCATTCACCGAAAGTATTCACAATATTTCTAACTAATGCGGTTAATGCTTTTGGTTTTCTACCCATATCACCTTTTAGATCACCGGCAGTAAATTGATTAACATCGGTCGGTGTTAATAACATACCTAGTGAATCTAGAACGAATAATATCTTTGGTTGTTCTTCTCTTGGTAAACTACCGTAATTATTTTTATAGTTTTCAATAAAATCACTAATAACCTTAGCAACATCATCTATCATACATAGATTGAGCTTTAATAATTTTTCTTCAGAAGTATCTACTCCTAAAGGTTGTAGCCAATTTTCGTCTAGTGCATTTTCTGTATCAATTAACACTACATAAATTCCGGATTTTTGGGCATTTCTAATAATATTGCCTGCAGCAATAAAGGATTTGCCCGAACCCGAGACACCTGCGAACATTGTTAACTTACCTAGTGGAATTCCTTTATGAAAGTCTCCACTAATCATATAGTTAAGTGCATAACTTCCGGTGCTAACCCAAGTTTTTGGATCGTTGAATCCAATTGAAACGCCGGACATACTTTTAGTAACTTCTTTTCTGAACTTGCTGACGTCGAATGGACGCATTATAAATCTCCTTCTTTGAATTTCCATTATTAGTCATTAAGTCAAGAGGGGTTAAACCCTCTTGACTTCAAAATGTTCTTTATAAACTATTAAGCTTCGCTACGGCGTTCTTTTAGCTTACGAAGAATTTCTAATGGATCTTTTGTACCGCTAGATGTGGATTCAGATGCTTCTACCTTAGGTGTTACTGGCTTAGCTGCGGCTTTAGCTTGTAAACGAGCCAATGCATCACTAGTTCCAGAAGAAACCTTAGGAGTAGAACGAACTTCTGGTTCATCATCTACGGCTACATCAGGAGTTGCAGAAGAAGCAGTATCATTAAAGCTACCAAGTGGCTTAAAGTGATTGCTCCAACGTTGTGGATCATATGCTTCATCATTAACACTAGCTTGGAACATTTCTTTAATAACATCCAATTCTTCAGCAGTAGGCTTCTTAGGTAAGAAATCCTTTAAGGTGAATAATCCGTGTGTGCTAATAGCATTGCGTTCTGCTTCGGCAAGTGAACGAGTCTTAAAAGACCAGTTACTTGTGCCATAGTTAGCAAATCCGCCTTTTGTAGTCTTAGTTAGTTTAAAATCACGACCATTAACTAAATCAGTAGGCATATCTTCCATTTCTGGATTCATTAAGCTTGACTTAATGATTTCAAAGATACTACCATTGATTGTAAAACGACGGATTGAATTTTCCGGTAAGTCTTTTTCTTCAAATGCACTGTCTACGACAAAGCCCTGAAAAATATAGGATTTCTTCATCCAGTATCTACGAGCTAGAGCTTCTAAGCTCTTATCGTTCCACCAAGGACGAATCTCTGCCAAAATTGGGCAAGCTTCGCCATACATTTTCATGCATGGAACTTGAACTAAAACCTCACGGTCATGTTCACCTTTAATGCCTTGGAAGGGGAGTTTAATAACTAAGCGTTCTTCCCAGAAGAACGTGTTATTTGTGTTTCCATCTGGAAGGAAACGTAATACAGAAGTTTTTCCTTCAGGAGTATTCCAAAAAGGATACATTGCTCTGTCGCCAGAGAATCTATTTTCTGATTTTTGTTGTTGAGAAATGAGCTTTGCTCTGATTTCGTCTAAGGTTGCCATTTTATTTGAGCCTTTCTTATTATTATTTTGAGCCTTATTATTTGCCTTATGAGGCCATAAAAACTTAGTTTGTTTCTATGTCCACAGTATATTTATAATCTGAGTATACGTCAATATATAAAAATATCAGATTTT